ACCACCAGCAACAAAAAGATTATTTCCGTATGCTATTGATAAAATAGCAGTAGTAAATGTAGAAGTTTGAGTATTCCACGTAACACCATCTGTACTTGTTCTTAAAGCACCATTTTGACCACCAGCTACCCAAAGATTATTGCCGTATGCTACTGCGTTAATATTAGAAGTAGTAAAATTAGAAGTTCTAGTAGTCCAAGTTATTGCATCTGTTGATGTTCTTAAAGTTCCACCACTGCCAACAGCAACAAAAAGATTATTGCCGTATGCTATTTCGTTAATCTGAACACTAGTATTACTATTCTGCGTTACCCAAGTTATTGCATCTGTTGATGTTCTTAACTGACCACCACTGCCACCAGCTACCCATAAATTATCAGCAAATGCTATTGAGTTAATTTGAGTAGTAAATGTAGAGGTTGGGGTAGACAAGACTGAGAAAAACGCGTTTCCTATTAGTTTGTAAACAGGGCTTGTACTTGTTATTTGCGAGCCATCAAGTTTTGTCCATTCAGGACCTGGGCTATCTATACCAAAGCGCACCTCGCCTTGGCTAAATTGGTTGGCGCGTAAAGACCTTAATCCTTTATTCACTTAGTTATACCACCCAACTAATGCGGTAACAGAAGTGGATGTGTCGTCTAAAGTTACAGACTCCACTACAGTAGAAAAATCTTTACTAACTACGGTATGTGCTCTTATAGCACCACTATTACCAGCAACAACAAAAAGATTATTTAAATAAGCTGCTGAGAAAATAGAATTACTACCAAGGTTAGCGTTTTGAGTAATCCAAGTTATTGCATCTATACTTGTTCTTAAAGCTCCACCATTACCAACAGCTACCCAAAGATTATTGCCGTATGCTATTGAGTTAATAACAGTACCAAAATTAGAAACTCTATTAGTCCAAGTAGTTGTATCTGTACTTGTTCTTAACTGACCACCAAAACCACCAACTACCCAAAGATTATTGCCGTATGCTATTGAGTTAATAGCAGCAGTACCAACATTAGGGGTTAACTGCGTCCAAGTCAGCGCTTTAGTACTAGTTCTTAACTGGTCACCATTTAAACCAAAAGCCACCCAAGTATTATTTCCGTATGCTAATTCTATAATAGTGGAAGTACCAAAGTTAGAAGTTCTAGTAGTCCAAGTTATTGCATCTGTACTTGTTCTTAACTGACCACCATTACCACCAGCAACCCAAAGATTATCAGCAAATGCTATTGAGTTAATAGAAGTAGTAAATGTAGAGGTTTGAGTATTCCAAGTTATTGCATCTGTACTAGTTCTTAAAGCTCCAGCATTACCAACAGCAACAAAAAGATTATTTCCGTATGCTATTGATGCAATAGAAGTAGTACCAAAATTAGAAGTTTGAGTATTCCACGTAACACCATCTGTACTTGTTCTTAACTGACCACCTTGACCACCAGCAACAAAAAGATTATTTCCGTATGCTATTGATAAAATAGCAGTAGTAAATGTAGAAGTTTGAGTATTCCACGTAACACCATCTGTACTTGTTCTTAACTGACCACCATTGCCACCAGCTACCCAGAGATTATTACCAAAAGATATTGAGGTAATAGAAGTAGTAAATGTAGAAGTTCTACTAGTCCAAGTAGTTGTATTTGTACTAGTTCTTAAAGCTCCACCAGCACCACCAGCTACCCAAAGACCATTGCCATAAGCTACTGCTTGAATACTACTAAGACCAAACCCACTTGACACATCATCCCAGGTTATTCCGTCTGTAGATGAGGTCATTATTGATGAAGAACCAACAGCTACCCAGATACCATTACCAAATGCTGCTGAGTTAATACCATCAGTAGGGCCAAGGGTAGTTGTTTGAGTAATCCAAACGGTTCCAACTGACATCGTGTTACCAGTGCTTTTGTAAAGCAAGCCCCCATTTAATCCCACCATAAATATGTTATTACCGTATGTAATTGCATTTATATCTGATGCCCCAAACACAGCGCCCTGCGGGTACCAATTTAAATTTGAATTATTATTACTAGTTCTTAAAGTTCCAGAACCACCAGCAGCTACCCAAAGATTATTTTCATATGCTACTGAGTTAATAGCAGAAGTAAAATTAGAAGTTCTAGTAGTCCAAGTAATAGCATCAGTAGATGTTCTTAAAGCTCCACCTTGACCACCAGCTACCCAAAGATTATTGCCATACTTTATATTTAAAATTTGAGTAGTAAATGTAGTAGTTCTAGTAGTCCAAGTTATTGCATCTGTACTTGTTCTTAAAGTTCCAGCAGCACCACCAGCTACCCAAAGATTATTGCCGTATGCTATTGAGTTAATAACAGTAGTAAAATTAGAAGTTCTAGTAGTCCAAGTAATTCCATCAGTTGAGGTTCTTAAAGTTCCAGCAGTACCACCAGCTACCCAGAGGTTATTGCCAAATGCTACGGAGAAAATAACAGTAGTAAATGTAGAGGTTCTAGTAGTCCAAGTTATAGCGTCTGTGCTTGTTCTTAAAGCTCCACCATTACCACCAGCCACCCAAATATTATTACCGTAGGCTACTGTGTTAATATCTGAAGTACCAAAGTTAGAAGTTTGGGTAACCCAAGTGATTGCATCAGTTGAGGTTCTTATAGCTCCACCACTGCCAACAGCAACAAAAAGATTATTGCCGTATGCTATTTCGTTAATTTGAGTAGTAAAATTAGAAGTTCTAGTAGTCCAAGTAATAGCATCTGTTGATGTTCTTAAAGCTCCACCTTGACCACCAGCTACCCAAAGATTATTACCGTATGCTATTGTGTTAATAATAGAAGTACCAAAGTTAGAAGTTTGAGTAGTCCAAATAATACCAGCACTTACGTATGTGTTATCACTTAAAGAAAATGCTCCATTAGTACCACCAGCCGCCCATATGTTATTTCCAAAAGCAAGCGCTTGTACAGTACTTGTTGCGAAAATAGTTTGTTGGGTTGCCCATGTAGTAGCGTCATTAAGTGCTGATAGGGAGTTTGCTCCGCCTGTTCCCGCAATTAAACCTCTTCCCGCACCATCAAATGCAATTGCATAAATTTGGGTAAGACCACCAGCAAATTGAGAAGTTCTAGTAGTCCAAGTTATTGCATCTGTGCTTGTTCTTAAACCTCCAGTAATACCACCAGCTACCCAAAGATTATTGCCATATGCTACTGCGGTAATTTGAGTAGTAAAATTAGAAGTTTGGATAGTCCATACCTGACCTGCTCCAATATTTGTAAATATATTAGGCAACGGGCGGGTTGGTATGGGGTTTGTTGTAGTGTCGTAGGCTCTTTCTTTGGCAGGGCTAACCCCAACAGGAAAGAATCTTAAAACGCCTCCAATACTTTTATCAATGACTTGTGCTGTTGAAGGGTCATTGTTTGTAGTATTGTACTTGCGTACGCCACTTGCTACGCCCTTGTTCAATGTTAGAAATCTCCACCGAATGCCGTTACGTGGTAAGCTTCCGCGTTGTTTGTAGTTACGCGCACGGAAGAACCTGAAGGAATAACAAGTGAGTTAAAGGTAATTGCGGTAGAAAATGATGCTACGGAAGCACTTGGAGTAATTGCTGTAATTTGAATTTCCTGTAGTAAAAAGTAAGTACTGCCGTTGTATATAAAGATTCGAACTACGTTAGCAGTAGATGTTCCAGCCGCTGCAATGTCAATTTCATCAATACGGCTTCCACTAGAACCAGCGGTAAAAAGAGTACCTACGTTGGTAGGGGCTGTTCTTGAGGTATCAGCCGTTGAAATAGAGACTGATGAGCACCGAGGTGTTGATGCAAAATTTGGTGTAGTTGCCATTTCTATATCCTTTCAAAGATAGGTTTAGTATACTTGATATTGCTTGTATTAAACGTATTATCTGTAATAATAACTAGCGGCTAGTGGGTCTATAGAACCAGTTGTTCCTTGAGTTCCAGCTCCAGTAGCACCCTGTGCTCCTTGAACTCCTTGCGGGCTTTGAATACCTTGTGTTCCTTGAACCCCTTGAGCACCAGTAGTTCCTTGAGAACCCGTTTGTCCAGTTGCGCCTTGAGTACCTGTTTGTCCAGTAGTGCCTTGAGTACCTGTTTCGCCTTGAGCTCCAATAATTCCTTGAGCACCTTGAGCACCAGTAGAACCTTGAGTTCCTGCTGTTCCTTGAGTACCTGTTGTACCTTGAGCTCCATTTGTGCCTTGAGTACCAAGTGTACCTTGAACTCCTTGAGCTCCAACACCACCTTGTGCTCCTTGAGCGCCTTGTAGACCAGTTACAAATGTAATAAGTTCAATAGCTTCATTATTAGAAAATGAGTTATTTCCAGACCCACCGTCAGAGACCCTTGATACTGGAATTTTTACATAACTATTTGATACAACTGTTATTGCAGAAGTTACTTGATAGGTAATATATTGATTTGAATTATCTTTCTTTTGAATAATGATGTTATCAGACTGTTTAAGAAGAGCCAAAATAACATCAATGTCAACACCTAAATCAGTAATGTGGTCAACATATAAAAATGTTGCAGATGTTTGTGTTGAATTATTCCAACGAATCTGTCCAGCACCTGGGCGTGAGTCAGTTGTTGCAGTATCTACTTTATAATTATGATTACTTACGGAACCGCCAGAGGTTCCAGTTGTTCCCTGAGTACCAGTATTACCAGTAGTGCCTTGAGTACCTTGAGCGCCTGTATACCCTTGGACTCCTTGTGTACCGTTATTTCCCTGTGCTCCTGCAGTACCGTCAGTTCCTTGCGCGCCTGTCGTACCTTGCGCACCAGTTGTACCAGTAGAACCTTGTAAACCAGTTTGCCCAGTAGTTCCTTGAGCACCCGTAGTTCCTTGAGAACCAGTTGTGCCTTGTGAGCCCGTTGTACCAGTGTACCCTTGAGTACCAGTTTCACCTTGAGTACCTGTTGTGCCTTGCGCACCCGTTGTGCCTTGCAAGCCAGTTGTACCTTGAGAACCATCTGTACCTTGTGCACCTGTATATCCCGTAGGCCCTTGTGTTCCTGTTGCACCCTGTGTTCCTGCTCCAGTAAATCCTTGTAGACCTTGTTCTCCTTGTGTTCCAGTTTCACCTTGTATACCAGTTGTGCCTTGTTCGCCCTGAACGCCTTGAAAACCAGCGTCTTGCCAATTATTTCCGTCGTAAACACGCACCCTATTGGAGGTGGTATTGTAGTAAGTATCACCAGCATCATAGCCCGTAGGGTCGCTACCTAGGCTTAATAAACCTAGAGGTACGAAATATCTACGGGCCATGCTGGTTAACTCCTAATGCTAGAGGGGAACTTAAGCCTGAATTACGACTCTGTAAGTTTCTCCTGACGCAGGTGCTACTGCAAAGCTAATGGTAGCAGTAGTTGTTGTAATGTATTTAACATCTGTTACCACTTCATTAGAAGTTGCTACCTCATATACAGAGACTTGGATGTCATATGTACCCAAATCGTGAGTAATTGTAAAGTCAGTTACACTGTATGGAGCTACTGGGGTAATAGTTGTTGCGTATTTAGTAACAACAACTGTTTTATCAATCTTAAGGCCGTTAGATGACTTAGAAAGTCCTGAAGCGGTATCAAGTTTTGCGCTAAATGTAGAACCAGTTAAATCAAGCCCATCACCAGCAAGGTACGTTCCAGCTCCTGAGAACTGTGTAAATGTTAGTGGTGTGGTGCCTAATGTTATTGAGTCATTTGTTGTAAGAACCCAGCCTGTGTTTCCATTGACTGTACCCTCGGATACGAAGGTAAATAGACCAGCAGTAACTTCTGCACTTAGATTTGCATCTTCTGCGCGGTTTGGTGCTCCCATACTCCTAACAACGTAAATACCATTTTGTGAAGCAGTTGACTGATTCTTAACGAGTATTCGGTCACCTGCTTGAAGATTTACTCCATCAAGTTCGCTTCCATCTTCAAGGTCGTTGCTCATGTTTACGTTAACAGTTGTTGCTAAACGTACTGATGCCTTAACATCTAATCCACTTGCAGTCGCATCAACATAAGCTTTAGTAGCAATTGTTGTAGTATCAACTGTAAGTTCGCCACCACCTGAAAGTGATAAACCAGAACCAACGCTTAAGATTCCAGCGTTCTGTCCTTGAATACCTTGAGTACCAGTGGTGCCCTGGGCTCCAGTGATGCCTTGGGCACCAGTTTCACCTTGCGCACCCGTTGTTCCCTGAGCACCAGTAGTACCTTGAGTACCAGTAGTACCTTGGGTTCCAGTCTCACCCTGAGCTCCAGTGAAACCTTGAGTTCCAGTCTCTCCTTGTGTACCAGTCTCGCCTTGTGCGCCTGTAGTACCTTGAGCTCCTGTGTAACCTTGTAGACCTTGAACTCCTTGTAGACCAGTTTCACCTTGCGCTCCAGTAATTCCTTGAGCACCAGTGTGTCCTTGAAGACCTTGCTCTCCTTGAATACCTTGTAGACCTTGAGCGCCTGTGGTTCCCTGAGCTCCTGTGTGACCTTGGAGACCTTGTGTTCCTTGTGCACCAGTAGTTCCTTGTGCACCAGTTTCACCTTGAGTACCTTGAATACCAACAGCACCAGATAGGTTAACTGTCCAGTAGTTAGTAGTACCCCCGTGTGTACCTGTTCCAACCTTTGATGTGCGTGTAAATGTAAGTTGACCTGTACCCGCGTTATACGCGCTAACAGTTCCGTATTGAATTTGTGTTAGGTCGTGGGCAATAGTGATGTCTTGACCAACTGAGTAGTCAACAGTTAAATCATTAAGAGTGATTGATGTTGAACCATTGTTACCAAGAGTTAATGAAGAATTAGATGTGGTTGAGTAACGGTCTCCATCAATACCTTGAATACCTTGGATACCCTGAGTACCAGTCTCTCCTTGCGCACCAGTGTAACCTTGTAGACCTTGAACTCCTTGTAGACCAGTTTCACCTTGCGCTCCAGTTGTGCCTTGCGCTCCTGTGTAACCTTGAAGTCCTTGTTCTCCTTGAATACCTTGAAGTCCTTGTGCGCCAGTTGTTCCTTGAGCACCAGTTTGTCCTTGTAGACCTTGAACTCCTTGAGTACCAGTTTCACCTTGAGTACCTGTTGTGCCTTGCGCACCAGTTGTACCTTGTGAGCCTGTTGTACCTTGTACGCCTTGTGCAGCAAGTAATGTCCAGAAAGTTCCTTCTGAAGGAGTGTCTCCAACATTGCCACCATTAGCATTTTTGCGGTACCAGGTTTGTCCTTCGTAAGTTGCTACGTCTCCAACCGCATATGGTAATCCCATATTGTAAGCGCCAGTAAAGTTCCATAGTGCATCCGCACCCTCAGTACCTTGTACACCTTGCGCACCAGTTGCGCCTTGAGCTCCAGTTGTACCTTGTGAACCATCGTTACCTTGTAAACCAATTTCTCCCTGAGCACCAGTTGTACCTTGAGTACCTGTTGTACCTTGTGAGCCTGTATTTCCTTGAGTACCAGTTGTTCCCTGCGCACCAGTAGTTCCTTGAGCTCCTGTTGCACCCTGTACACCAGTAGCACCATCAAGATTGATTGTCCAGTCTCCGTGGAATCCTGAACCAACTACGTCGTTAATATTTACAACAAGAGTGTTAGTGCCTGATGTGTAGCTTACAACTGTTGCAGACATATGGTTGTTTACATCATAAGCAATAACAATGTCTTGACCTACTGAGTATGAAAGGTCAGGGTCATTAAGAACAAATGAAACGTTATTTGCTACCGCAATTGTGTAGTCAGTACCAGAAGTTGTCTTGTAACGGTCTGAGTGACCTTGAATACCCTGCGCACCAGTTTCACCCTGTGCTCCAGTAAATCCTTGAGCGCCTTCAAATCCTTGAAGTCCTTGTTCACCTTGTGTTCCAGTCTCACCCTGTGCACCAGTAGTACCCTGTGCACCAGTTTCACCCTGTGTACCTGTTGTGCCCTGTGCACCAGTTTCACCTTGTGTTCCAGTAGTTCCCTGTGCTCCAGTAAATCCTTGTGTTCCAGTAGTTCCCTGTGCTCCAGTAAATCCTTGTGCACCATCATTACCTTGAAGGCCAGTTTCACCTTGGGCGCCTGTAAAACCTTGTGTACCAGTTTCTCCCTGAGTTCCAGTAGTACCTTGTGCTCCAGTAACACCTTGAGTTCCAGTTGTTCCTTGAGTTCCAGTTGTGCCTTGAGCACCAGTTGTTCCTTGGGAACCGTTAGAACCATTAGCACCTTGTGCTCCTGTTGCGCCTTGCGCACCAGTGCTGGTATTAATCCAAGCCGTACCATTCCATGTACGTAAGTACTTAAGGGATGTGTCGTAATAAATCTGTCCTTCTACAGGATTTGCTGGTGCAGAAGCTAAGTTTTGAATTCGAGCATTTTGAAGCTCGAGCTTAGTTAAGTCAATCGGTGTTAAAAACTTACGTGCCACTTTGTATCTCCTTTAAGATAGGTAAGCGATTCCTGAAAAAGCTGCTTGGAAGGTGACCGTAAGTGAGTTCGAATTAGAGTACGATATTTCGCCTTCATAAATAGTACCAGCAGAATCTTGAACTGTAAGGTTAGGGTAGAAACCTAAATTATGATTTATTACCCACGTAGCGCTTACCACACTTTGGGTATGTATGTAGGCAACTCGTGAAGTAGTGAAGTATAGATTGTCTAGTCCCTCGGTCAGGTCATCTGTTGAACCAAGAGCAGATGCTGAGATTGCCTCAGACAGTTGTTCAAGAGTAACCCCACCTCCAGCTGTACCCTGTAATCCTTGTGCACCAGTAAGGCCCTGCGCTCCCGTGGCCCCCTGAACGCCCTTAGGCCCACCCTGCCCAACATAAATAACCGTTGGGCTTTGTGTTCCCTGAATGCTACATGTGTGCTGAGAACCTACACACCTACAATGGCTAGTCAACTGTCACCTCTTGTGTAGTAAATACCTGTCCGCGCAAATAAGTTGCTTCGTAAGTTGGGTCCGTGCTATCCGTTGCTTGTAAATCCCAGAAAGCACGTACTGGCATATATTCGGTCTGTTGTTTTGTTAAAGACAATCTAATTTTACTTGAAGTTTCTGAAACAGATACAGTTTCAATATTAAATGTTCCATATAACGAAGGTGCGTTTGGATATGTACGCACCTGCGCCTTAAATTGCAACCCTGTAATATCAAAAGGAAAATCAATTTCTTGTTCGTATGAGTCACCTTCATATAAAATAATATCTTGAACTGTTACGTAACTTGGTAGGGCTCTTCTTCCAGTTAAATCATTTTCTATGTATACTCTTTCTGGTTTACGTCCATCATCAATTTCTTGAGGCATATAGATAGGAACAAGTTTGTTAGTTTTACGAGATACTCTACGAAGAGTACCCATTTCAATACGCCACAGGCCGATGTTAAGCTGCGCGCATAGGGTTCTATATTGTTCCCAACGCTGTTGTATAACGCTAGTTAACTGTTGATATCGCTGTGCTCTAGGGATTACAACCCCATCTGGAGCGGTAATGTTAATATCAAAGGCTGAATCTGTTGCCAGTACCCACAAGGCCTCAATTACAGCAAGGATTGCAAGTGGGTACTCTTCAACAGGTGGGATAGCAGACAAGTTAACTACAGAGCCAAAAGAATCTGTTCTATTATAGGTATGTTGTTCAATAGCAGTGTTGATAAATAAACAAATATCATCATCTGTAAAATAACGGAATCTATTTCCTGTAATTAAAATAGCTTCGTTACTTGGTGGGGCGGTTACAAAGTGAACTACCCCAATATCAGCTTCTAGGGTGTACCCAGTAGGGTAGACAACGGGGGTTCCGTCAACCTGCACTACAAGGGTGTTTATATCAATAGGTTTGCATGGGAGAGTAAAGTCTTTTGTAGACCCGTCACCAGTTGCGGTAAAAATAAATTGCTGAGGTTGGTCACCTAGTTCAAGACGGACCCTGTAAGTCAGGTCGTATATATTTGCCACCAGCGCTCCTCACAATACATACATAATAATACTTCTATAAACGAAGAAGCGCCCCGTAAACCGAGGCGCCCACTCCGCTAAGTATGTCTTAGATAACTCCTGCTAAGTAACCTTTTTCCTTAAGGTGTTGGGCTACTTGTTTTGTTACCTTGTACTTCTGACCAGCTTTAAAGTTATAGTTGTTTCCAGCTCCAAGAGTCATATTTTCAATGTCTTCAATTACGCGGATTTCTACAGACTCATCTGTTGACTTTCCAACCGTAACTGGTTCATCAACAATAATAGCTTGTCGGTCTGGAACAGTTGCGTCAATAACTTCAGTTTCAAGCTTTACTTTAGCCTGGGCAGTTGCCATAGACATTTCAGCTGCGCGGTCCTGCATTTGCTCTAGGCTATCAGCCACAAGCTTTTCACGCATTACGCCAGTTGCATCAGTGGGCTTTGCTTTTGTTGCCATTTAATTATCCTCCGATTTAATATCTCTGTTTAAATAGAGCGGGGCCTTTCGGCCCCGCCCCCTATGCTATTTAGTTGTATTAGTTGGTTTCTGCAATTACTACAGACTGGTCTGTAATTAGACCAAGACCAAAGATTGAGTACCAAGCAAGTGCGTGCTCACGACCAAAGTCTAGAATACCGCCATCGCGGAGTTCTACTGGGAGAGAGATTGCGTGACCAAATGCGTTATCTCCAATGAAGATAGCTGAATAGCGGTCAGCACCACCGTTACCTGTGTAGGTAGCAGGGGTTGTGTAGCCTCCACCAGGGGTTACTGTTGGGTTAGCAACAGCTGTGTCTGTGGTGTAAGAAGTACCAGCACCGCCAGTAACCTTAAGAACCTGTGTTGTTTCGATGAATACGCAGTCGTATAGACGACCAATTTCACCTAACATGAAGTTTCCTGGTGCTGCGTACTTTGTTACTTCGATAAACTCAGGCATGTCGCGTAGGCGGCGTGACTGGTGAGGGTGCACAAAAGCAACATATGTCTCACCAAGGCGAGGGATGTTCTTTGTGCTTAGTGTTTCTACTGCATCCTTGACTGTGTGAGGTGTCAAGTGAAAGTCACCTGTCATTGAAGCACGTGAAGAACCTGTAGTTCCGTAAGCGTACCAGTTGTTAACAGCTGAAAGTGCTGAGCGGTCTTCACCATAAATTGTTGAAGTTGCTGCATAAAGTGTGTCGCGTGATAGCTGGTCTAGGTAGATAGCCATGTTACGACCAAGAAGACGTGAGGCTGAAGCCATTACGTCATCGAATGATGCGTTAAGAAGAAGCTCTGATACAGCAAGAGCATAACCATGCTCTGATACTGTGATTGAGAACTGCTGTGCAGTCAACGCGTTTGTTGTCATACGAACACCTTCAACCAATGGGGCTGCGAAGCCTAGGTTGTTGTAACGTAGGAAGTTGATTTGAAGACCAGGAGCAACACCGAGTTCAGTCTTTTTAACTGCAAACTGTTCAAAGCGAAGGATAGGCATAGCCTGGAAAAGGATTTCCTTTGACCAGATTGTCTGAATCGCTTGAGTCAGTTGGGTGTTGGTACCTGAGTACGCTGTAGGTGCTGCGGCAAGATTGCCTGTACCTGTAATACCTGATGCCATTTAGTTATGACTCCTTATTAGTTTTTAGGGTTTAGTTGTTTGTTTTTTATTAACCCAGTAGTCCGCGAGACTTTCCACGAGCAGAGTCGCTCATGAGGCGGTCGCGTACTTTTGCGTATTCGTTTACCGACATTGACGCAATATCTTGCGCCGTGAACTGACGTGATTCCATATTAGTTTCCAGCGGTCCAGATGCAGGTAGGGTTGCCCTTGTTCCTGGCATCTCTTTGCGAGCATTTTGCATAGCGCTTTGCGCTGATTCTAAAATACTTGCTGAGCGTTCTTTTAATCGTTCTACGCTTTCTGCAATTTCTTCACGGCTATTGCCTTGAATAAAATCAACAAGCTGTGGAATGATATTGTCACGCTCTTGTTCAACGACTTGCTGCTTATAAGCAGTCAAATCTGCAAACTGACGTTCACGCTCCAGAAGAGCGAAGGCTCGTTCACGTTCTTGACGTTCACGCTCCAACTGCTCGCGCAACTCTTCCGCGGTTAGCTTAATGAGGTCTTTAGCTTCAAGTTCCTCAAATTGCTTATCGCGCTTCATAGCAACTTCAGCTGCTTCTTTTTCTGCGGCTTCTGCTGCCTTACGAGCTGCTTTTTCTTCTTTTTCTTTCTTAAGATTAAGTACTTCATCCTTCAATCTTTCAATTTCTGGATAAAGCTTATCTTTTTCTTGAGAACGAACTTTTGCTAAATCATCTTCAGTATAAAACTTAGATGTTTTAGTAGTTTCACTCTCTAGTCCAGCTTCAACAGTAGGCGCGTCAACGCCCGACACATTTACGACTGGAGCGGTACCAGCTTCTGCTTCAAAAGCAGTAGCCATTTCGTTTGCTGCTGACATAGTTATGTCCTTATCCTAGGGGTCGTCTTCCAAATGCCTTGCGGCGTATCACATATGACCAAACGTTTTTATTACTAGCTTTATTCTTACAATTTAATATGAAAATGTCTGCTTAAATAGCATTATTTTTCATACCCATCTGGTACACGCCTTTGAGGGAGTTTTGTACCATAAGCTTGAGTTACCAACTTGCTACGGATTGCTTGGTCACCAATTTGGTCCGCAATCAGTACATCATCCATAATGGCCGCGTTTCCTGGGGAAGTGCCTGGTGCCATAGGGGTAGCGGCTGAGGCTGATGAACCTGTAGCAGCCCCTCCTGGACCTACTGGTGCTGGCATCTGACCTGTAAGCGTCATAATGTCTTGTTCAATCTGTGTCTGAATAAGTTTAAGCGCTCCATCGGCTACTGCATCGTCTTGAAGTTCTTGGCGAATTTCTGTCAATTTTTGCATTGGGAACTCTTCGCCAAGTGAGCGGAGGGCGCCTTCCTTAGATTCAAGACCAAGAGATAGTTTAGATTGAATCTCATTAAGAGCAATTAATTTATCTAAAGGGAGTGGTTGTGGGAAGTGAACATAGGAGCGGTAAGTAATTGGGTCATTAAAATCAAGTTTTGCTAGTTGACCTGGCTTTAGGGGAACTTGGTTTAGGTTAGGGTCATAATTAAAAACTTCTGGTTCTTTAAGCGCAAGGTTAAGTAGGATAAGTTCATTTACACGCTCTAAACCGTGAGCATATTGAATAATCTTTTGGTGATAGCGGTTCATCAAAGGCTGAAACTGAATAGATAAAGCAACACCTGATGTATTAGAAATAGGCTGTGCTTGACCTAGGGCTGTCTCTGGAACACCAACCATTTCGTGCATTGATTTTTTCATCATTGCAAGGAACTCCATGGCACCTTTTAGGCCTTGTGAGCCTCCTTCAAGGTTTTCTACTTTTGCATCCTTTGGTAGACCACCCCATACTTTATTTGCGCCTTTTTCTAATTGGGATGCTTTAGCACCAATAATAACTGTCACGGGTGCGGCGTGGTAGTTAACAATGTCAGCAATGTCTGTAGCGGTTTCATTATAAGCACGGTTGATATTAATAATATCAAAACAATCAGAAACGCCCCAAGGGCTACCACTAATACGAACATTAGGAATATGAATAACGGGAATAGTGCCGAGTGGATTTGGACGAGAGTCAATAAGTTCGTCATTGATATACTCTTCAATTACGTCATCAGTTAAAATTTCTGTGTAGGTAAATACTTGACGAGTTCCTTCTAAAGAAGTTCCCCAAAAACGATACTTAAGTTTAAATCTAATAAGTCGCTCTCTGTCGTGCGGGTGAAACTCTGGAAAACAAAATGAAGAGTTAAGAGGAAGTACGCGAACACGTCCAGGGTGGTTGCGCCCTGCTGGGTCAAGGTAAGCTTCTTCATAAGCAACCTTAATAAAGCAATCACCAGATACAGTTCCTTGTTGTCCAATTTCCCAAAGAACTGTTGCTTTATTGTTATCTACTTCCCATACTCTTTCAAGTAAGTCTGGGACAATAGCTTCGGTTTCTTTAACGCTTCTAAAGTTAACGCCTTTACCAAAAGTAAAGTTAATAATAAAATCTGTAAATGCACGATAGTAATTTAATACCATCTGTGTTTCGCCAGTTTGACGGCGATAAGAATAATGATGACCTAGGTACATTGCCCAGTTAAGGGAGTAACGATTTAGACGAGGCCCGTGTACTTCAAACTCTTCATCAGCAAGCTCTACAAGTCCCAATGGGGAAATAGAAATTGTTAAGTCTGAGGACGCTGCACGGTAACTTGGAGGGGAAAAATCAACACCGCTCACCAATCACCTCTTTCTTTAAGAACCATATACTAACACCTATTACTATATAAATACAACCGCTAGCGGGCTCGTTCCCCGTGAGTAATATTTATACCAACATCCTTAGTAACTTTCTTTTTAGCTTGTGCTTCTTTTCTATCTTTTTCTTCTTTAACATAATCCCGAAATCTAGGGTCTACTTCTTTTTTAGATTTAACGTATTGACCACCCATTTGATTATATTTAGCGTGAATCCAGTGACCACGTGCGGGAGAGTTTTTAGAAAATCTAGCACCTGCTTGAGCAGTAATCATGTTCCATAGTTTTGGGTTTGCTGGCTCTTGTTTGGGAGCCTTTTTTACTTCTCTACCCTTAATTAGTGCCATCAATAATCCTTTGTAAAAGGAGCCCACACCCAATGATAAACATTGGGCGCGGGCTGTTACCTTAAATTAGTCGTTTACTACTGCTGGGTTTTGTGGCTTCTGTGGACCACCGCTGCGGAAAACTTCTTCAATGCGGTTGTCGCCATGGTCAGCAAAACCACCTGCAGCAAAATCAGAAAGATAATCTGGAGCCTCTACCCATGCAGCAGACCCAACGTGAGCACGCTCACGCATTGTCTCTTCTGGAAGCTTTACGAAAACATTCTGATTACGATTTGGGCGGCCTGGTGCAGGCATGTAACCCTGCATAGCTCCGTTTGTGAATTCCTGTGGAACATCTGTATCTGTTGCTACGCCTTCTTCAAAGCGTAGTGGTCCGCGTTGTCCAGGAATAGCTGGAGATACTTTGCGGTCGTAAACAGTTCCAGGACGTTCTGGGAACTTAGGGGATGGTGCAATTGTCATATATGACTCCTAAAGTTTGAAGTACTTCAAGTAAAAGTTTGACTTGTATTGATGTAAATTTCAGGGTAAACGTAAAACTATCTACCGCTAAAAAAGGGGGAACTAGTGACCTCTACTGAAGGCATGGTGTGGTCTAAGGTTAAGGCTACCGCTATAGCCAAGCTGTCTGCGTAATCGTCGTGCGCGTGGGCCTCGTCGGGAGCAGCTGCTAAAAAGTTAGGTCCTGTAAACTTAGTCTCTAAATCAGTCATTTGTTGATAAAAACGTCGCCATTTGCTTAGGCGCCGTGTATGTGCGTGCGCAGGCCAACTAATCATACGTCGGTCAATTAGAGCCTTAAGGTGTTTCCAACGTTTAGACTGTTCTGGTTGACTACTACCCACAGAGTGTACTTCTGCCCTTGGCAGCAACAATCGCAGGCGCTGAGCAACAGCATCTCCAACGCCATTGGCATCTACCCCAACTGCTAGTACATCATAGTTAGATAAGAATTGAACAATCTGAAAGTACTGGTCTTCCCAATCATCGCCCTGTATCTCCATCCAATTAAGGATGCGATGGTCAAAGTAACCAAATTCATCTGGTCTATCCCAGTCAACCCACACAACAGTCACAACTGTAGAGTCTAATTTACGAGCGGGGTCGATACCAACAACCACTGGTGTTCTGTGCCAAGCGTGAACTATTTCCGCTGAAGTGTCTCCAAGTTCATCCATGATAGATGAGGTAATAAACATACCGCGCTCAAGAAGCCACTTACAGTTATAGGACATTTGGAATTCATCTGAATCTTCACCAATGCGTAGCATTTCTTTTTTAATATATTTTCCATAGTTTGTGTTGACTTTAGCAACTTCTTTCCAGTCCCACTCAAAATGATTCTGTCTACGACCACGAGTGGTCTGCCTGCGCTTATTTAACTGAATGCTTCTATAAAAGTTATTTTTACTTGTAGTTGGGGTTCCTGTCTTAACCATGGTTCCTGAGTAATAAGCCAACATAGGGGAGATAGATTTAGATACTACAAAATCATCCGCTTCCTGACACTCATCAATAACGATAAGATGAAATGACTCAGATTCAATCTTTGCTCTAGGGTTGGCCGTCATCATTGTCAAACTACTTCCAGAGTTCTTTAAAATAATTTTACGCTTAACACCGCTTACACGTCCTAAGTTGTCATCAATTTCTGGGTCACCTAGAATTTCTGTTGCGCGCTCGGATGTTAATCGGTTAACCGTTCTACCAAAAAGTGTTTCTACCTGGCCCTCAACTGGGGCAAACATACCAATCATAATCCCGTTACTAAATTTACCAAGAAGGTCTGGGTACATCTTTGCAAGACGTGGTAGAAGAACCATCAGTGTAGCCACTGTGTTAGCAATTGTTTCTGACTTGCCCGACTGACGTGCGGCAAGGGCTGTAACCTCTTCACCATCATTAATAATCACTGATTCAATGATTCTGCGGGCCAATGGCATTTGGTATGGGTGCAATGAGTGCCCTACCAAAGCATCCATAAATTGAATGCAGCGGTCTGTTAGTTTATTGACAAACTCTTTTGAGAGTTCATCTAACTCTAATTCTTCATCTTCTGAGACAACGTCTTCATCCTGTATTTCAGGAATAAACTCGTCTTCGTCATCTAATAAATTGTCCATATGTCCATTAGTTTAGAAGTAAAAAGGAAGTCTGGGCTATTAAACCCAGACTTCCTAATGCCATCTACGGGAGAGGAAAGAGAGAGGCAAGCAAAGTTTAGCATTAACTCATACGCTTGTGCAACTCCTCAACAACAGCGTGTAGGGCTTCAGCACCGCTTTGAGCTTCATTTAAATAGAATTTATCACGACTCTTTTGATAGTTAGATAGGCAACGACCAAGTTCATAAATAGCCTGGTCTGTCCACATTTCAAGCTCTCCTGTTGGGATTCTTGAAACTCGTTTTGCTACTTTTTCGGAAAAAGGCTTATCCCACGCAGTTTTTTTCTTATTAAAAAAACTCATCATATGCTCCATCCTTAGGCGTCCAAGCTGTTCTACCCCTCATAGCCTTTACCATTATGTCGTCTATTTCATCATCGGTCAAAAAATGTGAATCTTCAACACCTTTATATAAAACACCAGCATAGTAGCCTGGGTGGGTAAACGGAAAACGAAATACTAAACAACGTCCTTTTCTAAAAGGAGCTTCGGTTTCTTGAGTAGCACCGACCTCAACAATAGGTAGCGCTTTTCTATGCCAATATTGAAGTGTTCCAACATATAGTGGTCCAAATGTTTTCATAAGTAGTCTTTAAATAACTCCTCAGCCGTAAAGCTTCGTATATTTTCCGTACCTCTAAGTGCTTTTTCTACAAGAGTATTACTGTTTTGTATATCGGTTGCAGACTGAGCCGTAGAGCTTATCTGAGCTTTTACCGACTCAGACAATGAATCCATATTAGCTGGACCCATATCAGGCCAAGAATCTAGACCTTCTTCACGAAGATACTTTCCCGTTGAAGCGCTGTTTCTAAGACCAAGCCACATATCTACGGGTACATTATTGTACTGCCACCAAGTATTATCACGAAATACAACAATTAATGTATTGCTATTTGGATTGTAACCAATAGTTAAAGCACGGGGTCGCTTAGGATTTATAGTAGGGGCTGTTGTAAGCTCTGTCCCAACGTTCTCTACATCATTAGGGATGGCAATGTCCCAACCAGTTTGTTGTTGAGTAGTTTGTTCGCGAGCAGCGCGCTGTTCGATAGATTGACCAAACATAATTTCATCATATGTAGGTAAACTTGGGTTGCTTTTTGTAGGAAGCGTAGGGCGCTTATTCATTTCATCCCACGAAGGCAGCTGTGTTCTTTTTTTAGCCATTAGTCCTCGCAGATATGATTTTCTGTTTCTGTTTCAAGTACACGGGTTGAGCATAGCGCACAACGAAGATAACGTGGTGGGCGAAACTTATTTTGTACAGTAGAGCCAGGTAAATAATCTGAACCATCTTCAGAAAACGCCGAGTCGTATTCATAAACTATTTCTGGTTCAGATAGTGGGTGACCAATGGTCAACTCTGGTGGGAACGGCCCTTGCGGTTCCATTACCCTATCTGGTACTGGGTAAGCTTGTATTGCTTGCTTATTAATTATTCTCATCTGAAGGCGCAGCTTTCTTCTTCTTTGAAGAGGAAGGCTCTTGGGTATTATCAACCGCGTCTGCTAATGGAAAGTGGCCAGCAGTAGCTCTATGTTGTAGCCAAACTGGCAGGCAAGTAGCGCAATAGTTTACTGGGTTTACTCCTGGGTCTGCGCAGGTATACGCAGCGTCATTCGAACAGTTATCACATTTAGTCATGGTAATAGTATATAGTATAACTTACTCTTTATGGGAATCGTCAATATATTGGTCAAAACGACCTTCTAGCCTAGTAACTCTATTTCCTATTACTTTTTGCTCATCCCGCAGCTCTTTAACTATAGGAAGTATCTGAAGCTTTACTACGTCTAAAAGCGAGCTTCCGCCATTATGGCGAAGTTCATTTATAGGCTCTTCAAGAGCTTTGCTTGAAGCTACTGCTTCGCTAACAGCTTTCTTAAATAAGTTCCACGCAATACCGCCAATAATAACAGCGACGCCTGTATACGCAGCAATAATTGTTGCAATATCTGTCTGTGACATAAATACCCATTCTGTGTTATTTATAACATATACAGAATGTTTGTCCAAATCATATCCCAAAATATGCGAATTAATCTAATTCTACACATAAATTAATAAATAAAATGTTAAATACGCTTAGTTCAACTTGACATTCCCTGTAACTCTTTGGTTTGCTAGTACATGACCGAGGCGCCGTATGGGCGCCTTTGCTACTGAGAGGAGCAATAAAATGCTTAATATCAGAAAAGATACAATGGATAAAGTGGCGGTGTTTTCGATGTACGCACTGTTAATAGGTGGGCTACCACACGCGATAGCTAACGCGTCGGATGTGGAGACTTCAACTATAGCAGTACAGGTTAGCACTGTGGACCCACTAGATAAATACAAGGGAGCAAAAGAACTGTCAGATACTGAATTAGTTGATTTGCTTAGCGCGGTTGGTTTTGAGGGAAAAGCTCTCAAGGTCGCCTATGCGGTTGCTAAGAAAGAATCTAACGGTCGCCCTTTAGCCCACAACGGAAACGCCAATACAGGCGATAACTCTTACGGGATTTTCCAGATTAATATGATTGGAAGCCTTGGAGAGGATAGGAGAGATAAATTTGAACTTACAACTAATAAGGACCTCTTTGACCCTGTGATTAATGCACAAATTGCTTATCACATGTCAGGTGGTGGGGGGGACTGGTCCGCCTGGAAAGTGTATCCAGGACAGAAAAATGGAGAAAGATACGAAACTTTTTTAAAGGATTTCCCTAACTAGCTAACCTTTAAAGTAAAAAACCCCAGCAAATTTGCTGGGGTTTTTTGTTGGGAAGCTTATTAAGAAGCTGCTGCCCAAGGAGTAATTGTAACAGCTGCTCCAGCTGCAATGCTGTTTGCATTTGCTGCAATAGATTGAGTTTTGATTGTTCCTGGTACACCAATGATTGAGCCTGTACCTGATGTAAGAACTGTGCTTGCATTTGAGGTAAAGCGAATCTTGTTAGTACTTGTGTTACCAGTCACAGTCCATGTGCCGTCAACAGTTCCTGTTGAAGCAACTGTAATCTTTGTACCAACTGGGTACGCGGCTGTAAATCCTGTACCTGTAAGTTCAACAGTTGTTGAACCAGCGGCGCGGTCAATATCTGTAATGCTTCCTGCTGCGTTTGTTGCTGCTGCTGCTGTTGTTACAACTAATGAAGCATCAGTCAAAGCATCTTGACCTAGTGCTGTTGTAAGGCCTAGAACGCTAGGAACCTTCACAAAAGCAGTTCCATTAATGTAAGCACCGTCAGTTGCAGTTAGTTCATTTGCATAACGAACGCGACCAGTGATATTGATGTAGCTTCCAGTTCCTGAACCAGATACTGTAAATGTATAGCGATTTGCGCTAGCTACAGTTAGGCTTGTTCCATCGAGCCCTGTTCCAGTGATGTTTACTACATCGCCAGCTGCAAGGAAGTTATTTGGAGCTGTATATGTTTGTACGCTTCCATTACCAGATGCCTGGGTAATGATGTATACAGCGCTACCTTCAGCGTATGATGGATAAGCTGAGTATTCTGATTGAGCAATTTCATGATTGTCTGGCTTAACGGCAAATGTAATTCCGTTGTTTAGCTCTTTTGTAATGTTTGTGTAGGCGAGGTTAGTAGATGCTACTTGAGTAGTAGCAGACCAACCATAGTCAGCACCTTCTCCTGGAATACCACGCATAGTTCCGTTAGAGGTAAGTGTTACTACATCGCTTCCACGTACACCGCCGAAGTTAGTAGCAGTTGCTCTACGAACGTCGTTTGGTTGAAGTGGAAGGTTACCCCATGCGCGGTCTACTACTACATTTCCGTCTGAATCTGTAGCGTGCCCGTCATTATTTGTTCCCCCAGCAGTTTCTGCAATAGCAATGGCATAAGCACCAGTTGCTTTTGGGTCACCTTGTGGAGCAGGTGAGATATAACTTGACATATTCTTTCCTATCTATAGATGGTTTACATCCCCTTGCGCTTTGGGGAATACTAAATTGTACTTTCTATCTGAACAACACACTGGATAAATACGTGTCTGCCACAGCGTTATTGAACACTCCCTGTAATCCTTGTAATCCTTGTAATCCTTGAGTACCTTGAGAACCTGTAAATCCTTGAGTTCCTTGTAGCTGTGAGTAACCAAAACCTTGAATACCTTGAGTACCAGTATTTCCTTGAGTACCTTGAGAACCTGTAAATCCTTGAGTTCCTTGTAACTGTTCATAACCAAAACCTTGAATACCTTGAGTACCAGTATTTCCCTGAGCACCTTGCAAGCCAGTTGTACCTTGAGAACCTGTTATACCTTGAGTACCCTGCGCTCCAACGGTACCCTGTGTACCAGTTGCTCCCTGAACACCTTGAGCTCCTGTAGCCCCCTGTACCCCAGTATTACCTTGCGTTCCAGTTGAGCCTTGGGTACCAATATTTCCTTGAATACCTTGAGAACCAGTCGTACCTTGAACTCCTTGTAAACCTTGTGTGCCCTGTGTACCTTGTGAACCAGTGAAGCCTTGTATTCCATAAACGCCTTGAGTTCCTTGGATACCTTGTGTTCCCTGAGTTCCTTGAGCGCCAGTAGGCCCTTGAACGCTTAATGTGTTTGTCCAATAAGGTGTTGTTCCGTTACTAGCCAAAATAAAATTATTAGAACCAATACCTAAGCGCGTTACCGAGCCAACACCATTACCTACAATTAAATCACCAACAGAGGTGACTGTGGAAAGATTAACATTTCCAGAAGCTATTCCTATAAAGTTTCCGTCTTTGTTAATAAAAGAAACTACTGTTCCGTCAGAAAGCTGCCATTCTTGTAAATTAGCTGTTTGGTCAGACCTTGCTTTTACAACAAGTCCCTTTACCCCAGAACCTGATGGGGTAATTACGTTACCAGAATCTGCGTTTTTTCTAAGATATTGGGTATGTGAATCAGAAACAATACCAGTTTCAATATTAGCAATTCGGTCTTTTAAAGTTAAATACGTGGATGAAGACGCGTTAAACGTACCACTTGGGTTTGGTGTTGTAGAGGTAGATGGGTCTGTTCCAACAATTGTTTCAATAGCTACAACTTCACTTTGAATATTATTTGGATGCGCCGCATCAATAATATCAGTAATATTTACGTGGGTTGGAAATAGCGCTACTTGGGAAGGATAGGATGCCATTTATGTCCTTTCACACCTTACCTAAAGAGCCGTACCTTATAAGGTAGAGCAAATACACTATTTTTTCCGCCTAAACGTTAGTTTTGACTCTCTCCACTAACCCCTTTACCAGGCTGCCTGTACATAGCAATTCTTGGTCGTTCTTGTTTATTAATAAATAAACGTCTAATACCAAACCTAGAATCATTAAAAGTTACTGGCTTAGCAATAGCTTCTTTAAATTCTTTTTTTCTCATGGGCTATACCTATTCCATTGACGTCCGTGGGTATCGACTACTTTAATAGGTTTAATTCCTATGTCGTACCCAACCCTAGTAACACTGTCGCGTCCTTTACGACCTCTACCAACAGTTGCGCTAACTTTTCCAGCTATTGCCGTAGTAGTTGTAGCTTTAATTTCAGATTTAATGCTATTAGTTTTTCTTTTAGCCATTCTTATTCCATTGACGTGGTACATCTGTTATTGTGTACACAGGTTTACCAAAAGAAGGTCCTTCTTCTAAATTAATAGAAGGCTGTGCTACTTTAATAGTAGAGGTGTTTTTTGTTCCTCTTTTTGCTTTTTCAGACCTAGCTTTGGCATCTTCACTAGCTGTTGGTCCTGGTGTAGTTATTGTTCTAGGACCTGTTGAATTATTTTCTTTTTTATCTGAGCTTAGTTCTTTACGAGAACCAGACAATTTTTTAGAAAATGGGTATACACGTTCAGAAGATACTCTTTGAACGCCGTTATCACCTACAGCGCGCCCTCTATTAATAGGAGAATCGTCTACAAGCTCACCTTCATATGTAGACTTATTAGTGCTAGCTTCCTTTTCAGAACCTTTCTTTTCAAAACTAGATTGTTCTTTTTTTGTTTTCTTTTTTTGGGTTAACTTTTGCTTTTTGGTGGCTTTTCTAACCCCACCCATAAGGTTACCGTGCGCGCTAAGGTCAGCTGTCATGTTCTAATTCTAAGTGTTTACTCTCGCATTGTCGGGCTAAGTCGGGCACTACAAAGAGCTTATCGCACAGAGCACAAGTCCAACGCTTTAAGCGCTCTTTATCATCCACGTTCTGCCCACCAACACCCAAGGAGTGTTACCGCAACCAAAGTTGCGATAAACACCCCCTGAAATGTGATGTGAGTCAGGTAGTACATTATTTACCGCAGGTAGGGCACTTAGCTGCTGCTTTTGTTTTTGCAGCGGGTGCGGCACCAAACTTAGGACGACCAAAGCCAACAATAGAAATCATTACCTTTTTAGGATTCTTCTTATAAGCACGGAGCTTCTTTGAAACCTGTCCGCCATTTCTTTGGCTTCCCTTTTCATCTGGACTAGTATTACCTTCAATGCACCAAACAGTACCATCGCCATTGTCTTTGATAACAATACCTACGTGAGAGATTCTATCGACCCCATCTGATGGGAAATCAAAATAGGCTATATCTCCAACATCTGGGTCTGCAATGTCTGCATCAATCCATGCCCCAGCTTTCTTAAATGCGGCTGCTCCGCCTGGTGTGTAGACGGTATTAGGCACCTTTACACCAGCCTCATTAGCGCACCAGTTTACAAAAGACCCACACCATGGCTGAAAGTTAGCCTTTGTGTAGGCGCCGTACTTTGTTTCATTATCTTTAGGGCCTTCAATAGTTCCCAGTTCTGCTGTAGCAACTTCAATAAGTTTAGCTGCTGTTCCTTTGTCTGACATTACTTGTTCCAATCTTCATCTACTGGACGCTCTTCTGGAACTTGTCCGTCGGGCTTGTTTATAGTTGGTGCAATAGTTACTGCAACGCCTGATTGATTAGCTTCAACCTGCAAGTCAGCTGCTGTTTTTGAATTTACATCAACTGCAGCAAAAGCTGAGTTAACTTCATCTAATGAAAGCTTGCCGTCATTCATAAATCCACGCGCTAGTTTTTCTACTACTGCAGCAACGGCTGTAAGACCAGCTACTGTTACTGCTGTTATTGTGTCAACTCCAGCGATAGCACCTGCACCGATTACTGAAAGACCGCTAGCGGCAAATGTTGCAACTATACGGAGCAGAATATTTCCTGATGTCTTAAACATTATTCCTCATCCTTTGGGTTTCTTAGTGGGTAGGTAATGGCCCAAACTGCAAGAGTTGCAATAATTGCATAGCCAACTACTGTCTTTGCTGAGCCATCTAGTACTACCCATGCAATGAACATGCCAAGCAGTGTCCATAGTTGTTCAATCATGTCTCTTATAACTCTCACGGTTTACGTCTCCTATATCCTTTTGATTCACCAGAAGCGCCTCCGCCTCCAGAACTTCCTCCGCTACTCCCAGAACCACCAGATGTTCCAGTGGCTCCCGCAGCAGCAGCTACAGCGTTAATGGCGGCACTTCCCGCAATAACTGCAGCAACTACCATTTTTTCTGCTTCTTCACGTTCTTCAGTGGACATGTCAGCACCGATACTTCCAAGTGCTTGCAGGGCTTGACTAGGGTCATCAAATATTGCGCCAAGTAACTCCGCAGGATTCTCTAGTAGCACAAGGGCTGCGGCAACGTCTGCTGTAATTATAACTTCATTACCATTTTCATCCTGCCTAACCTCTACAGGAGTCTCTGGTGGAAGGTCTTGGTATGCAATGCCAGCGTCTTGAATTTGTTCTTTTGTAAGTGTTTCGCCCTCTGCTACGGAAGCAATCAAAGCTTCGGCAACCAATTCTTTTTCAGCAGTAGTTAAGTTACCATCAGAGGCTAGTGCTTCAGAGAGGGCAGATACTTCTTCTTTAGTAACTTCCCCATCAGCATTTAAAGCTTCCATAACCTTGTCAGCATCGGCAGCTGAAAGCTTGCCATCAGATAAAACAGCTTCTACCGCAGCGGTAGCCTCTTCGGCGGGTGTGGTAGTATTTGGCGCAGGTTCTTCAATAGGAGGTTCTAATGGTTCTGTGGACGGATTTTCTTGCTCTGGCTCTGGTGACTCTGGTTCTGGTGTTGATTCCTCGGGTGTATCGACTTCCGCAGGAGGCTCCTCAGGTTCTACGGGTAACGCTTCGGGTTCTACCGCTGGTGGTTGGGGTTCTATGGGTTGTTCTGGCTCTTCTGTGGGAGGCTCAGTAGGTGTTGGTTCAGGAATTACAACGGGTGGTTCAATCTCTGCAGGAGGCTCAGGAACTGGTATTGGACTTGGCTCAAGAGCAGGTACGGGTTCTGGGTCTGGCTGCTGCTCAGGTTCAGTCCCTGGTTGAGGCTGAGGGACAGGAATAGGCAATGGGTCAGGAATTGGGTCAGGAGATGGCTGTGGAGACGGCTCAGGCCTTGGAACGGGCTGCACAGAAGGCTCTGGAGAAGGCGTTACAGAAGTCTCGGGAGAAGGAGAAGGAATAGGTAATGGAGTTGGTTGCGGTGTCGGTTCTGGTGTTGGGGTTGGGCCTGGTGTTGGGTTATTGCTCGGCTCTACCGAGGGTGAAGGTGTTGGAGAAGGCTCTCGTGAAGGCTCGGGCGCGGGAGTCGGACTTGGAGATGGCTCTGGATTACCAGATGGCGAAGGCGATGGGGAGGGACTAGGTAATGGTTGAGCAGATTCTGTTGGGGTTGGCGTTGGGCTTGGGCTTGGTGCTGGTGGTGTGGTTGGAGAGGGTGAAGGCAACGGCAAAGGAGAGGGCTCATTACTTGGATTTGAGGAAGGACTCTCGCTTGGCGCAGGAGCTATCTCTTCGGCGGTTACAACAGGAGCAACATAAACGCGAGTCAAACCAGCCTCTTCAAGACTAACAACTCGTCCATCAGGTAGTCTTACACCCGTTCTAGTATTAAGTCCTGATTGAACATCTGAGAGATAAGTAATAGTAAGAGTGCTATCTGGATTGATAGCTGCGGTAACAACAATAGTAGATAGAGGATTAGCAGAAGCATTTTGTCCATAAGGGCGAACAGCTAAATTAACTTGAAATCCTGCTTGACTAGAGGTAATAATTAAGTGCTCATCCGCTGCGCGCCATCCAGCTGGATATGAGTTAGATGGATTTGGATTATTAGGGTTAAGAACTACCCAGTCATAGGCGTTTACTGAGATAGAGGTAGTGCGAGGAAAGTTAGCAAAGTCATTATCTTGACGGCCAAAAACAATAGTTGAGTTTGTTGTGGCATAGACTGCTGTGTAGTCAGTTCCTTGAAAATTAACTGCGGTAGGGAGGGCTACTTGATAAGAGACGTCATCCCCACCGCAAGTATTTTGAACTAATACTGCAGTAGCTGTTGTTGTTTCTCCAGGCTGTGACACCGTTGTATTTAAAACGGTAGGGGCGGTTGCTGCTGCAGCTATGGATTGCGCAGTTGTTACACAAGTTGCCTGTGCTGATGTTGCGAATAGTAAAGGAAAGAAAGAAGCAGATAATGCTACGGATAATGCTGCGAGTAAACGCAGTTTCTTTATTTTAGTCTCTCTCCCGTGAGGTTAAGACTAGTTTATCAAACTAAAATTAATTCGTCAGGGTCATAGATAGAAATAGATTTGTTAATAATAGGTTTTGCTAGCACACGTGCATGATGACCGCAAAACATTAACTCACCATTAAGGAATGTAACAATAACTTTTGCAGCGGCGCCACAAGAATCACAGCGGTCAAGAGCGGTTACAGCTCGCTCAGAGACCTCATTCATTACTATAAACGCTCTCCGCGTGAACGCTTAGAGTTTTCAATATCCTCTGCGTTACGTGACAAGTAAGGGATTTTAGTACGATTGCGTTCTTCTGCATCTGCTTGCTCATTTTGAGACTCTGGTGTCATAGTACCAAAGCCTTCTGGCATGTCACCAAAATCAACTTTATTAATATCGGGAAATTGGCTTTCTGAGCGTTTATCTTTCATGCTACACCGCTTCCCGCTCCTGTAATTCCCGCACCTGCTGCGGAACCATTTCCTGACTCCATACTAGCACCTTCATCTCTATTTGACATAGGAGATTCTGGACCAAAATTACCAACAATACCGCTACCACCTATAGTTAAATAAGAAGGATGTAGAACGTCCCAAGCACCTCGGTTTGGAAACTGTTCTTGATATTGGTATTTTTTAGAAACTTTCATTAACGACGTTTCATTTCCCTTGCCGCCGTGCGCTTTTTTTCAGTTTTAATAGCTTTAAGACGTGCCATAGCAGAACCACTTACAGGACCGCCAAACATCTCAGGAGATTCTTTAGCTTCAGAAATAGTAACCCCTAGGTTTACAGCGTTACGTGCGCCTTGTAGTCCACTAGCAACATCTCTCGTGTAAAGCTCTTCTGTTGATTTTCCGCGGTTAGCGCCAGTTTCCTCAATAAGTTGTTGGTTGGCAGCACTACGTAGTTCGGTGTGGCGACCGTCGGCATCCATTTGACCTTCGCCTTTACGATAAATAGCCATTACTTTTCATTCTCCTTTTTGCCTGCGCGGCGTTTATTTTCTTTAGCAGTGTTCTTACCCTTATCTAGGATACGAAGATTGCCCTTAGAATCATTATTGTGGTTATTGTCCTTATGGTCAACCGTTTTGTTCTTAGATTTAATTTTTCCATTTGCAGACTCATAGTCAGCACGGGCTTTGTTTTTAGATGTTGTAACCCATTTACCGCCTACTTTTTTCTTATAAACGTATATAGGACGACCGCCATTGGCTTCTGAACCCTTATATGGACCAAATTTCTTTGTTTCTGCCATTATTTCGTTTTCTTTTTCTTCGCCATAGCCATGTTATCAACAAGATTAGGGTAGGGACGACCAGCAGCTTTAGCGCGAGCTTTAGCTGCGGACTTCTTAGCTGGTGAAAGCTTCTTGTCTTTCTTTGTTGGGTCTTCTGTTTCCCATACTTTCTTTACCATTAGCAATCCCATTTTCTTAGAGCTAGAGCTTTACGTGTTGGTTTTCCGTTATCGCCAATCATAGGGCCTGGCATACCGCCCATTCTTGCACAAAAGGACTTTCTGCGCGAAGCAGCTTTTGGAGAGCGTCGTGCTTCTTTAGAAGAAACAGGTGGCTTTAGGTCTGAGCCTGGATTAGCTCTTTCATAAGACTTACGCCCTGCTTCGTTAAGACCGCCTTTAGAGTTTTTACCCTCTTTGCGTGTCCAAGCCTCTGTCTTAGCCATTTTTATTATGCCAATCTTTAGTTGCTTTAACACCCTGCTTAATAGTTTTGGAGCCAGCTTTCTTAGTCAAGTTAATCTTATCGTACTTTCCTTTGTTGCCAGCGTGGTCAACTATTACATCACCTTTTTTGTTTTTCTTAATAGTGTGCTTTTCACCGTCAGCTTTAATAGTTTTAACCATAAATAATCTCCTTATACAACCGCGCTGGGGCGCCAGTTACGTTTTCTCTTAGTGTCTTCAGCGTTAAGATTAGGATTTACTCTAGCTTTCCTACGAGTAGTTTTAGTTCCAGTTTTTGTAGTTGTAGTTGGAGGGCGTTTTGTCTCTGGTTTAGGCTTTGTTTCAGGGCTTGGGCCTACGTCTGGTTTTCTTGTAGTCCCTGGCTCTTTCCCAACATCTGGTCCCACACCAACACCTGTTTTTTTACCAACACCTGGGGTTGTTCCAACCCTTGTCTTTTTTTCAGTTTTAGTCTTTGAGCCAGATTTAGTACCAGTTTTAGGGCTAACAGATACATCTGTACCGATGTCTGTTCCAGTTGATTTTGAAGTAAGAGTTTCATTAGTACGGTCAGTACCAATCTTTTCAATTGGCTTTACACCAATTTTTTCTTTATTTCCTGGTCGTGTAATTGTAGTTGTTCCTGTAGCCGCTTGCACGCTAGGACGTGTTGTAGAAGGTGTAAAGGTACCTTCACCAGTACCGATTCCAAACTCTGAGCCTCTACGAGTAGTAGTAGTAGTAGTAGTAGTAGTAGTAGTAGTAGTCTTGTCTTTATTTGTATCTGGTGTAAGAGCTTTGTTAGTTTGCGCAGCTATGTTTAGCCCTTGAACGGTTAGCTCTGGTCTAATAATAACTCTATCGCTACCTGGAATAGGAGTTACATTTGATTTAGAAGTAACCCCACCACTTGTAGTTGCAGTTGCTTTTGTTGGTATCTTAGTTGGTGGGGCGCTAAGCGCAGACTTTGTTTTAGGTGCAGCAACTGATTTACTAGTTGTTGCTCCTGTACTAGCTGCGGGTAGGGTATTATCGCGTACAGATGGAAGATTAGTTTTAGTAGGGGTAAATGTTCCTTCTACTTTTGGGCGGTCTCCAATTGTTGTAGAACGTGTTCCTGGACGTGGATAGCCTGTAGTAGGTGCTGCTGTACCAGGTGTTTTTGTGTAACCAGGTGCTCCAGGTAAACTTTTAGGTAAAGTTGGTTTAGTAACTGTTGTTGCAGTTGGAGCAAACTTATTTACAAATTGTTGACTACGTTCAATAGTAGGTGCTTGTACTCCAGAGCTTGGTGCAGAAACACTGCTTGAAGGGGCTTCTGAAACCGTTGTAGTACGTGATGGTGTTCCAGCGCTTCCACCTCCTGATGGTGCTTTAGGTGTAGTTGGTCGAAAAGTTCCACCTCCACCTAAGCCCCCACCTAACTCATCTCCGCCCTTAGCGGCATTCTTTAGAATATCTTCTGCGCCCTTAACAACATCGTACTTACTTGCTGCTTCTGCACCCTCTGTAGATGCTTTTGTTCCAGCAGCTGCGGAAATTGCTGCGGGTGATTTAGTAATGTCTGTTGCTGCTTTTACAACACCTGATGGTGTTTTTGCTGCAGCCTTAGTAATAGATGTAGCTTCTTTAACAGCTTTTGCTGGTGCGGCCGCGGCTGATTTAGCAATAGACGTTGCTTCTTTAGCAACAGCTTTACCTGTTGTTGCGGGGGCCACCTTAGCTGCTGTTGCAGATACTTTAGATGCGGCGGACGTTGCTTTAGCACCTGCAGCTGCTTTAGCTCCAAGACCTGCGGCGTACGCGCCTTTAGCTGCCGCTCCAACACCTGGTACAACAAGAGCTGCTGTACTACCTAATGCAAGTGCACCCATGGTTGCGTTACCTACTGCGCCTAATGCGGATTTAGCACGCTCTGCTATAGATAGGTCTTCACCTGATGCAGATTTTCCAGTAAATACTGCACCACCTTGTTGTGCTGCAGCTTTCCAAGAACTTGTTCCAAGAAGTAAATCAGAAGCAATGCTAGCTGCTTGGGAACTAATTCCTTCTGTTTTCTTTTTTGGTTCTTCAGCAAGAGGTACTTTTGAAGGAGTTGCTGGCTTAGTTGTTGTTGATTTTTTAGAAGATGCTTGGGTTTGACTAGAGATACTCATTGGTTGAGTAAACGGCTTTACAGCAGCGTTTGATGTTTTAGTCGAAGTAAACGCTGATAGGTCTGGTAATGATGAAAACTGAGGTGAAACTGTTTTTGGAACAAAAGTAGGCTCTACTGTTTTTCCAGCGCTTGTTTTGTAACCAGTATCTGTTCTTGTTGCTCCAACAGGAATAGGTCCAGTAAAAGACGTTTTTTTTGGAACAGCGTAGTAAGCATCTGCAAGTGCGGTCTTGTTTGGAGCAGGTGTAGTAATCTTTTTTGGAGCAGGTGTAGTAATCTTTGTAGCAGGTGCGGCGGGAGTTGGTGTAGGCGTTACTTCTTTAAAAGAAGCCATTGAGGCTTCTTCTGCTTTTCTAAAAGATGCTGGTGAGAATGTGCTTGTAGCTGGCGCTGGTTCAGGTTTTGGAGCTGCTGCTGCTGCTGCTTTTGTTGCTGCATTATCTGCAGCTGTTGCTGACATGTATGTTGGTGATACAAAAGAAGCCATTGAGGCTTCTTCTGCTTTTCTAAAAGATGCTGGTGAGAATGTGCTTGTAGCTGGCGCTGGTTCAGGTTTTGGAGCTGCTGCTGCTGCTGCT